GGCCGGGATAGAGCAGCGAGTCACCCCACACGAACCCGTTCGCCGACGACGGACTCACCAAGTCACGGTCAGCGGCAGGCCAGCCGATCAGATCGAGGACGTTTTTCGCCATCTCTGATGGACGGAACGCCGTGTAGGTCGTGCCGGCACCCGACGCATAGAGCAGGCTTACGAAGCCGACCATGTCAGCCGGCCAGATGATGACATCGTCCATGGCCACGGCGTAGTAGCTGGATGGCGGGACGGCCGCTAGGTAGATGTTCGCTGACGTCGGGAAACTGGACGTGCCCGAGCCGGACGTCGATCCGGTCGAGGCCCCGTCGATGTAGACAGTCGGTGCGAGGCTGTCATCGAAACGGACCATACAGAAATGCGTGAGGCCGTCGTTGTAGGTGGCGGCAGTCTGCGTCACCCGGCTGGCGCCGGCGCCATTATCTGCTGTCTGGGCGAGGAACGTGCCGGAGGTGAGTTTGATCTGACAGAACCGTGACGCCGGGCCGTCGGTGAGGAGAAACATGCTGCACTCGGCAGCCGTCGTCGAAAACCAGAAGGCGACCGTGAAGCCGTAGGCGCTGACGGGGTTCGGGAGGAACGCGAAATCGGCGACACCGTCGAACCCGATCGCGTTATCCGATGTGAACTTCAACAGGCCGGTTCGTGTGTTGAACGTCGCCCCACCAAAATAGCTGCCGTTCAGCCCATTACCCGACGAGTCATAGGCAGTCGTTCCGGACTGTTCCCCCAACCGCCACCAGGCCGCCGGCGCCGGCGACAGGGACGTGTTCTGAGTGAGCTCCCAAGTCAGATCGTCGACGGGCAACGTGCGGTTCGACAGGACCTTGAATCCGTCGGTGCAATGCAACGGCACCTCAGCGTAAGCGTCACCCAACATGTAGGTTTGCGGCCAGTCATCCACATACCCGGACCACAACGGATAGGTGGTCCCCGAGTAGGTGACCCGGACCCGGATCCGTTTCATCGGTAGCAGATTCCCGAAGTAGGGGCTGGCGGCGTTGTTCGGATCGAACCGGCGGTCCGTGTTGTTCAACGTCAACGTCAACGTGGCGGCGTTGAACGTGTCGAACTCGGTGTTGCGACCCATCTGCGACTGGATGCCACGCGCATAGGGGCTGATATCTGTCCATGTCGTTGATGCGATCGCCACTGACGGCGCCGACGCCAACCCAACCTCAAACGTCAGCGTGGCCCCGTCGAACCATGCGACAGTCACATCAGTTCATCCACGGCCGGGGCCCGTTACGACGCCGCCACTTCTCCACGGCAGCGATGACCGCGTCAGGACCAGGGTCACGCACGTTGACGGTCACGTAGTAGGTGTCACCGCCAGAGAAGCCGCCCACAACGCTCGAGCTACCACCCGCAACGCTCGAGGTACCGCCACCGCCACCGCCGACACCGGCGAGCATTCCGGTCGTCTGCGCCGCCGTGTACACGAACGACCCCATCGGCAACTGCACCAACTCCGGACCTTCCTCACCAACCAACGTCACACCCGACATGGCGCCACCCCACGCCGCCGCCTTCACGTAGCCGCCATGGGCGTACTTACCGGACACCGACGGGTTGTTGTCGACCGCCACATGGACACTGACCGTCTTATCCTTGATCGACTGGTACTGGTCAAGGATCGCCTGCAACCCTTCCGCGTGGAAATGGGCGTCGGTCGTCTTCTCCCGCGGGATCTGATCCAACTGGGCGATGTAGCCGTCGATGATCGGCGCCAACGCCGGGAACTGCTTTTCCAAGCCGACGAGGGCGACACGTTGAGCATCGATCTTCTGTGAAGCGGAGAATGTCTGTCCTGCTGCTTCCGCCTGCTTCGCCGCCAGATCCCCCGCTGCGCCGGCCAACGTCAGGATCTTGTCCTTCAACGAATCGGCGGCGACGTTCGCCGATTCCTGCGCCTTCGTCGCCGCATCCGTGGCCTTCGCGGCTTCCTTACTTGCCGCCCCATGCTTATTGACCGCATCAGTTACGTCGAGGTTCGCCTGGACAGCCGCCGCGAACGCAGCGTTTGAACCATCAACCGACGACGCCATGTCCAGCTGTGCCTTCTCAAGATTCCGTTGCGCCCCGACAGAATCCAGGCCGGCGTTCTCCTGCGTCTGCATCGCCGCCGTCAACTTGTCCAACGACTTCGCCTGAGCATCGATTTGTTCCGCCGTGTGCGTCACGGAATTAGCCAAAGCGTTTTGAGCAGCGGTCACGTCGTCGGCGTGGATCGCCGCCTGAATGTACCCGGGCGTTGAACCATCGAAGGCACCCGTCAGGAGTGTCGCCTGCAATGCATCCTGCGCCTGCGCAGCCGCCAGCGCCAGATGCGCCTTCGATGCATCATCGGCAGCCTTCGCATTGTCCTCGGCGGCCTTCTTCTGAACGTAATAACCGCCGGTCAACTCACCGAGCCCTTGGACCATTCCATGCCACACCTGAGACAGGATGCTGCCGTCGCTGGACTGCTTCTGGTAGTTGATCCCAAGTAAGTTGCCCTGGGTGACGAGATTGTCCATGTCCTTAGCGAGTTCCACAAGAACTGGCGCCAATTCCTTACCGAGTGAAATCTCGAGCGACTGGACGGCCTGGCCGAGCCTTTTGAACTCGACATTCATATTCTCGGCCGTGTCAGCATCCTTCTGACTGAGGATGTCACCCTTCGGCACCGAATCGAACGCGGTTTTCAACGCACCAGCCGACTGGTTCAGGATCGGGACCAACGCCTGCCAGGACCTGCCGAAGGCGGACTGGGCGAGAGCCGCCTTCGTCGTCTCATCCTGCGTCCCCTGATATGTCGTGATGATGTTCTCGAGGGTGCCGGCAAGGTCGACCGTGCCGTCCTTGTTCTTCGCCACCTCCACACCGAACTTGTCGAGGGCATCGATGTTGTTACCGAGAGTCTTCGCCAGCTTTCCAATGGACGCGGAACCCTGCTCGGCGGACACCCCGAACTGGCCCAATACCGAAACCCACTTCGAGGATTCCTGAGCGGACGTGCCGACAACCCGTTCGAACTGCAATACGGAATCGCCCAGGTTGCCGAACTTCTCGACACTATCCAACGCGAACTTGCCGATCGCCAGGCCGGCACCGGCGACCCCGGCGACCGCCAGCCCCGATTGGGAAGCGATCATCGAACCGAAACTGCTACCAGCCGTCTGCGCCTTGTTGAGCGCCCCTTCGGTTGCGGCGACGTCGCTTTTCAGAGCGGTGAGAGCGCCGCTGTTCTTGTTGATGACGTCAATGAGGACTTCGACACGTTCGGAGAATGACGCCACCTAGAACACCCTCCCCAACACCTTCCGGACTTCCTCATCAACGGTCCGAGGCACAACGGCCGCGATCGGTGCGACAACTTTCGACCAGGCGTGACGGGCCGGGACCGGTGTCCGCGTGTACGAACCGACCGTGCCTTTCCGGCGCCGCTTCGAACCACGCTTCCTCGGCGCCGCCCACTTACTCCCCGACCCTTCCTCGAGCAGCGCAGCGAGGGGTGGAATCGTCGGCTGGATCACGGCCTGACTGTTCGACTTCACCTCGTAGCGGGCCTTGACGACGTACCCACCCTTCTTGCCTCCCTTCCCCCAGTGGGAGAGAGTGGCCGGGGAGATGGCCGGGATGGCGACCGTCTTGGCCTGGTTGGCGACTCGGGTGGTGATCTGGCGGAGTGACGTGCCGTCAAGCAACTCGTTGACCTGTTGAAGTTTCTTGACGAACGCCTTCATGTCATCAGCCACGACGCCCCCCGATACGAAACCTGTGTTTCGTGCTACAGTGGTGGTATGAGGACTTGGATCGTCGCCATCATCGCCACAGTGATTCTCCTGGCCGGCGCCCAAGCCGTCGCCACCTGGGGAGTCTTCCCGCTCACCGGCCCCATCTCCGCCGGTGCCGCCATCGCCCTACTGGTCGTCGTAGCGCTCGCCGCCGTGCTGATCAGGGCCACCGTGCAGCATCGCCGCACCGTCTAACCGGCCGCCTCCATCAAGATACGGAGGTCACGGAGTGATTGCCGTCGGGTGACATCCGGTGCCCATCCGTGGTGTCGGGCGAACCAGACGATGAGCTCGTCGATTCCGTCCCCGCCTCTTTTGGGTCGCCTTCCTCCGGGATGAGCTCGAACACGTCCAACACCGTCCGCCCCGTCAGATAACCAATCGACGGAGGCGGCTCCCCCACATGCCTCGCACACGCCGCCAACAGCTCCACCGCGCCGCCCGGCGTTCCCGCCGGAAACCGCATCACCTCGAACCATGGCTGCCCCGCCGCCTTCGCCACATCCGTCCACTCATGCAACGGCAAATCCTCGATGGCGACCTTCGTCCCCGACGGCAGATGACAGATGAACGGCATCAGGCGGTGGGATACGTCATGCCAGATTGGCTGCTGTTCACGAAGCTGGCCTGCGTCTCCCCAGCCTTCGCCGCGGTCACATCGGCGTCCACACCCGTGTAGGTCATCAACAGGCCGGTCATCAGCACGGCCGGGTTGGTCGCCGACCTTGCCCCCGAAGTGGGTCTGACTTCGATGACGACACCCGTCGTCGACCCGATCAACGGCTGCAACGTCGCATGCGTCTTACCGCCTGCGAAATCCTGGAAGAAGGTGACGTCGATCTTCGCGTCGCCGAGCCCTTTCGTCACAGCCTTAGAGGTAGCCCCAAACGCGGTGATGTCGACGGGCGTGCGAAGGTCGGTGGTCGTGACCTTGTTGGCGTGGTCGGAGAGGGTCACGCCGTTGACGATGACCATCGCATCCGTGAACACTTGAATAGCCATCGTTACTTCTCCTTGGCCTTGCTGGGTTTGGCTGGGGGTGCGACACGTTCGATGTGGCCGCCGGCGACACGCGACGCCTCGACTTCGATGAGGAACGCGGCGTCGAACGTCGTCCCCAACGGCTGCTCATAGTTGGTGGAAAGAACCTTGTAGGTGCGGGGGACGAGCTCGACGACGCCGGACGCGAGCCAGTCCTTCTCTTCGGTGACGGTGAAGTCCCGTTCGAACACGCCGTCGGCGAACGCGGCGACCCCGGCGGGTGTGAGAGCCCGGTAGGTGTTCACTGGATCTGCAACCTGATGACGGCAACCGTCCCGTTGGTTGTCGTCCCCGTGTACGTGATGGAGCAGAGGCCGGTGGTCGGGTCTTTGAACAGGCCGGGGTCGATGGGGCCGATCATCTTGTCGCCCGTCGTGGCGGGGATGACGACACCGGCCGACGTGTACGCGTTGTTGGCGAACGGCGAGTTGCCGGCCGGCGACACCAACGTCACGGTGTAGGTGGCGGCGTTCGTGTTTTTGAAGTGCAGCATGATGTCGTTGCTGCATTCGCAGGCGTCCCCGCCACCCGTCACCGCCGCATACGTTGGGGTGATACCGAGACGGGTCGGGACTTGAGTGGTGAGTGTCGCCATCGAATCTCCTAGGTCATGACTTGCAGTGTGATGTTGCAGCCGATCGCCGTACCGTCCAACAGCAGGCCGAAGTTGCCGATGCCGGTGACAACTGACGTTTGGCAGGCGCCACCCAACGTCTGATCCGTTTTCAACGCGACAATCGCCGACGTCGTGTTGGTGCCATCCTCGGCGAGCAGTGCCTCGAGGGCGTTATCGGCGTTGACGTCGTCGGACAACCCGACGAACAAGGTCACGTCGATCAAGTAGTTCCAATGAGTCGCGCCGAACACGAGAAGAACGTTGATGTCCTGCGGCAGACGTACGACGGCGGCCGGCAACTGTGGGTGTTGCGCTTCGTAGTCGTACAGGTTCAACCCGTCGACTGTGGCGAGCATCGTTTTCATGCCGGTCCGGACACCCGACAGGTTCAACGTCATGCAAGAGCCGGCGCCCGCGACACGTACGGCTCGAGCAGTTGGGTGGCGAGACTGTCCTGCTTCACTCTCACGATGCCCAAGTCGCCGATGCCGGCCATCCCAAACGGAGCATTCCTAGCCTCAAACTGCATCTGCGCCAACCGTCTCGTCGCCGTCTTCACCGGCGTCGGCACCGTCAACCAACCCCACTTCGCCGTCACCGCCACCGTCGACCGGCGCGCCCACATATACCGCGGCAACGGAAACCAGGTCGAGATCAGCAGGAGTTGGGTGATCGGCCAGCCGGTCTGACCGTTGGGGCCGATCTGGTTGTTTGGCACCGTCTCATAGTTGGCAGCGGCGACCGTCGTGAAGTTGATGGCGTCGTACGTGTACTGCAGGATGAACCCGGTCGTATCCGACGCATCATCGATGGAGACGGAGGTGAGGTCGTCGGGCATGTAGAACCGTTGCGTCGCCGCCGCATCCAGGAAGAAGCGGCGGCCGCAATAGGCATCCACATCCCGCGACGCCGTTTCAATGCATTCGTCGATGAACGTGTCCTGGCCGACGGCGATGATGGAGAGGGCGGCTTTGAACTCGTCGCGGGTCAGGTAGCCGTTGGAAATGGTCATCCGACAAACCTGAACGTGACGTTGACCTGTTCGCCGAGCTCAGCCCGAGGTTCCCGCAACGGCTTCACCGCGTGCAGGGTGGCGGTCATCTGCTGCACGACGTTGCGGAGCAGCATGACGTCCCGCATGATCTCATCCTTCGGAACCGTCTTGTACATAGCCCCGACATCCAACGTGATCAGATCGACAGCCCAATCACCGCGGTAGCCGTAATCGGCCCGATGGTAGAAGGGTTGCCCGAAATAGCCGAACGACTGCAGGAACATGCGGCGCACATGGGTCGGATCCTCATCGGCATCATCGGTGGAGCCGTAGGGGCAGGCGACCGTCAACTTCGCCCCGGCCTTCGCGACCCGCCACAACTCCTGCATCAACGGCAACGGATACCGGATGTGCTCGAGGACGTGCGACATCATGAACTCGTCGATGCTGTCATCGGCGTACGGCAGGGTGACCTTGTCCGGGTCGTCGAGCTCCACCACCACATCGACCCCTTCAAGGGGGACACAGTCGACGTTGACCCAGCCGTCCATCGGCCGGCGGCCACAACCAAGGTTGAGTTTCACGCCGACACCTCCGCTACTGCCTGCCGGGACGCCTGCTGAAACAGGAACAAATCCTCGTCAGCGACAAACGTCTTCACATGCCCCGTCTTCGCCGCTGTGTCCAGGTGGACGGGGTAGCCGAACTTGCCGGCTCGGATGCAGAAGAAATGATCCTCCGACACCGCCTCACCATGCAGCACCGATTCACGAAACCACGGCTGCGGATGACCATCCTCCGTCCACCGCTTGTCATTCAACACTGACCGGTGGATCAGCAGACACGCCGCGCCCGTCGAACACACCTGGACGACACTGTCACGTGGATAGGTGGACCAGTGCAACATGCGGCCTTGTTCATCCAACGTGTAGACGGTCGGGAACAACTCGAGCGGGGTGGCCAAGCATTCGTTGAATCGTTCCTGGCCACCGATTTTCGCCGGGCGGACTCCGAAGCAGAGGCCACCGACGATCGGCCGCTTCGTCGGATGGGCCGTCTCCAACAGCCGATCCAAGATCGTGTCGGCAAACGTCATGTCGGAATCGACCATCCACAACCAATCCGGCTTACCCGGATGCGCCAAGAAGTCAGCGACGATCTGGCAGCGGGCGGTGGCGATGTTCGCCGACGATTCCTTGTCGAACTCGCCGATAATCCGCCTCGTCGTGTGAGCGTCCCGCATGTACACCATCGTCAACTGGCGGCGGAACTGTGGGGTGAGGCTGTCCGACCGGTGACAGAACCCGACCGCCACCGATACTGTCACCCGCCGCGCTTCTCCCCCGGTGCCGCCGTCGCCTGCTCCACCGGATGCGCCCGCGAATGCCGGCCCGGGGCCCGCACCACATCCCCTTCATCCCATGCCTCGACGAACAGGCCCGGGTTCGCTTTCACGTACGGGTGATCGTCAGCGAACACGCTGGCCGGATCGAGGACAGTGATCGACCCGTCCGGATTGCCGACCGCGACAGGATCCTTCACACGCTTCGGCATCACGCCACCTCTTTCGCCGGGAGTGAACCGAGAAGCCGAGACGCGGCAGCGACCACATCAGCGGGAGGTTGGCCGGGCACAACGACGTCCGTACTGCACGCCCACTTCACCCAGCCGGCGACGAGCTCGATGTCGACGTCGTAGACGGCGGTGATCTGATCGAACATCAGTCCACCTCATCCTCTTCGGCGGCTTCCTCGTCGTCGTCGTCGGGGACTTCCGGGTCGATGTCGGACATGGAGACTCCTTGCGGTTGGTTGAACTGTGCGGACGTCCACGGCATAACAACACCTCGAGAGATAGAACGGCTGGGGGAGTACGGGCGGAGTTGACTCCCCCAGCCGCGAACTGTCAGAGAAGCAACACGCGGAACGCCGCCGCATCAGCGATGCCGGAACCGAACCGCCAATGCATCAACCATGCCCTCGTCCCCGACGGCCGGCCGGAAGCCTGATCGAACACGTTCGGAATGAACTCAGTCGAGATCCCGACGCGGTCGATGATGAGGAACCGGTTGAAGTCGCCGTACAGGAGGATGTTCTGACCGGTCGTGATCGACGTCGACATCGTCGACGCCTCGATGAGCGGATCGCCGATCAGCTCAGGGGGCTGCCCGCCGGTCATGTCACGCAGGAACGCGAAGTACACGTTCGAGGTGGCGAACTGTCGGACGGTGTCGATGACGTTGACGGACATCATCCACGCCCGCGACGTCCCACCACGCCGATACCTGGCGGGAAGGGCGGCGTGGACTTTGAACAGGTCGACGGCGCCGAACACGCCACCGGTCGTTGGTGCCACACGGGATGCGGTGATGGCGGTGACGTCGGTGACGATGCCGTGGGGGGCCGAACCGGAGCCGGTGGCGAACTGGGTCGCCTCAGCGTTCGCTTTGGCGTCGGCG